ATCTTGTAAGAGTAAGATATGAGGTTACAAAGTACGGTATAATGAGTGAGGTTTCCAAAGGTTAGTCGTAATCAATACCATTTAAAGTGCGATTGAACCCAGACTAAAAGGGATATGGGGTACACTATATTAAAAAAACTGCTCACAAACTGAGAGGAACTTCGGGTCTAAGACCTTCCATTCCTCCTAGATTGTAAACAGTCATTAAAAAGGTTGATTGTTAATCTAGGAGTCTCAATTTGGTTCTAACTTAGAACAGATATATAATATCATAGATTAAAAAGGATTACAAGGGGGGGGTGTGGATAACCTATATTAAATATAAAAAGTTATCCACTTGACTTATTCTGGCTATTAGTATATACTACTGTTATCAAACGCTAATTGTGTTCTGTATCTAAAGCATTGGAGAGCGTATAGGGTCTATGGGCAATAGCTCAAAGAAAACTAAACTAACTCTAAAGGGTGCAGTATTCAGTGAGAGTTTAATCATAACAGATTGTCGTTTATGATAAAACAAACTAAAACTAAATGCTTTATAGGCTAACTTTTTGTTAGTTTTTTTTTATGCAAGAAAAAGATATAGAACAGTTTGAAGATGGTGTTTGGTACAGACCTAAAATGAAAGGTTTTATTCACGAATGTTGCGACTGTGGGTTAAAACATAAAGTAGATTTTAAGATTTGGAATGATGATGGAGACGAACCTTATGTAGAGATTAGATTTAAAAGACTAGAAAAGTAAGGGTATGCACTGTATAGAACTACAAGACAAAAGAAAAGAATTTAGGCTAGCTATGGCTAAACTTCCTTGGCAAAGAAGAAGCCTAGAGTATTCTTATGGAATGGATTTTATGACTACAATGGATAATCCTACTAAATCTACCTACTGGCTAAACCTAACTAAGATAGACAAAATAATAACCGAGCTAATAGTTTTAGAAGATAAGTCCATATGTGGAACACTATCTTCACAATAACATCAGTCTGGTCTATAAGATCCTATGAATCAAAATTTAGTAAAATTTGGTGAGTTTCTAAAAGAACTCCGACTAAAAAAAGAACTTAGCTTACGCGAAATTTGTAGGTTAGTTAATTATGACCCGAGTAATTGGAGTAAAATTGAAAGAGGTGTCCTGTCTCCACCCTCTGACATTGAAACATTGAGGAAATGGACTAAAATTCTTGGAATTTCCAGTAAACCACAAGATAAACAAAAGTTCATTGATAGTGCTATGATAGCTCAAGGCATCATACCTAATGATATTTTAATAGAAAGTAGAATTGAACTACTACCTGCATTCTTTAGAACTCTTCGTAACAAAAAACCATCAAAAGAGATGAAAAATCTCTCAAAGAAGAAATTGAATTCCTACGAGGATTAGTAGAGAAACTATCTAATAATAGTGGTACTAAAATAATTGAGATTATCCAGGAGAGAAATTACACTCAACCTTGGTACCAACCATATTACAATTGGTCACATAGTAACGAAAATATGTTGTTCTATTCAGGCACACCAGATAAAAATGGAAATACTCTAACAGTAACAGACGGTTCTGGTGCAACTAATTTTAGTGGGATAGAAACATACTAATTTATTCTTTGACCCTGAGTTTTAAATAGATTATCTATAATAATATGACAGCAACTAAATATCCATCAAGATTTATGGTATTAGGAGTTCACGGAACACCAATACCTATTACATATCTTCAACCAGATAATGAAAAGGATAATCCTTATGTTACTTATGATTTTGATTTAGCAGTAGAATTAGCCACAAAAGGTCAGATTGATACTGATTGTCCACACGAGATTGTAATTCTGTCAACCTTAATGGAAGGATTTGACCCAGAATTATCAGATACACCAGCTTTTGATTACGTACCTAGGCATATAATGGCTATTGAAAATGCTATACAGAATGCAGAGGAAGTAGGAAGAGCAGTGGAATGTATGTCTGATAAAGAAGCTGAACTTCAAAGGATTAAGGACGCTATAAATGTAGTAGTTAGTTATAGTTAGATTATCTACAAAGGAGAACTTTAGTGCCTAACCTTAAATGGTTGGCAGAGGCGGACTATTACTATAGTCCTCCCTTATAGATAAGTTATGCAGTACCCAGAAGGAGACAAAATAACTACTAGATTAGTTTGGTTTATCTTAATCATACTTTTTGCAATAGGAACATATTATGCTTTTACAGGATAAACTTAAACCAGAGACAATTCTATGGATAAAACAGTACCAGGAAGAATTAAAGAATCCGAAACTAAAGAAACCAAAGAACTGGTACAAGTCTGCAAAAACTGTGGTAAAGAATATTATTACTTAAATCTTTATAAAGGACACTGCGTTAATTGTTTAAATAAAAAACTATGTCAAAAGAAGAAAAGCACGTACTCAACGCTGAAGAGCTATCCCCAGAAGACAAAAAGAAATTCAAAGACTACGAAAAAAGATTAGAGAGTTTTCAAGAAGCTCTACAAAAACTAGAAGATAAATACCAAGTAAGAGCCCAGATGAGTTATAGAATGGTTTATGCTGACTTAAAACTATATGATAAAGCCCAAGACCACAAAGAAGCTATCGACAAAAAGGTTGATGAACAAATCAAAGAAGCCATTGATAAAACAACTAAATAATAATATATGCCAATTAAAAAAAAGACATCAAAGAAATTAGTATCCAAAACAACTAAAAGAATAAAGAAGGTACTAGAACCTATTATTGAAGAACCTAAATTTGTTATCCGTAATGGTGTAAAGATAGCAAGACTACCTAAACACGACAAAGAACTATTAAGAGGTAAAGTAACCTTAGTTTAATATGGCAGAGGTACAGACAGAAAGACAGAAAGCACTAGCAAAAGAGCTCATAGCAAACACTAAGAGGGCTAAACCTTTGAATAAAAGTGAGATGTTGGAGTCAGTTGGATATACTAGAAATACTGCAAGACACAAAACACCCGATATAATCAATGCTCCAGGAGTACAGAGAGATGTATTACCAGTAGTAGAGAAGATGATTAAAGCTAGGGATAGAGCTATAGACTTATTAGCTGGTAAGGAAGAGAAAGCTAACTACTCTGATATTACTGGTGGAATTGATAAACTTACTAAGAACATAGAACTATTAAGTGGTGGAGTTACAGATAGAACAGAATCTTTACTCACACAAGAGCAATTAGATGAACTACTCTCACGAAGACAAATTAAAGATATTACAGACGGGGAGGCATAGTCTAGTAGACTTCTCTATTGTTACGAATAGAACATACAAACCTGCTAGTATTCACGAGACTATAGCTGATAAGTTAGAAGCTGTAGAGCGTGGGGAAATTAAAAGGTTAATGATATTCGTCCCACCGAGGCACGGAAAATCACAACTAGCAACTATAAACTTTCCTGCTTGGTACTTAGGTAGAAACCCTGATAAGGAGATTATAACAGCATCTTATTCTGCTGAGTTAGCTCAGGACTTTGGTTCTAAGACAAGAGAACTATTTAAAGATGACATATTCCAAAAGATATTTAAAACAAGATTAAAAGCAGATGAACAGAACAAAGCTAAATGGAAAACTGATGGTGGAGGAAGTTACACTAGTGTAGGTATCGGTGGTGCTATTACTGGTAGGGGAGCTGATATTCTAATTATAGATGACCCTATCAAGAATAGAGAAGAGGCTGAAAGTAAAACCATTAGAGACAAGCATTGGAACTGGTATACTTCTACAGCCTATACTCGTTTAGAGAAAGACGCTGCTGTTGTACTTATCCTTACTAGATGGAACATAGATGATTTAGCTGGTAGATTATTGAAGAAACAAGAAGAAGATGGAGACAAGGGAGATAAGTGGGATGTAATTAAGCTACCTGCTATTACAGATGGTAAACCATTGTGGGAAGAGAAGTATGACTTAGAGGCTTTAGAGAAGATTAAAGATACTGTTGGGCTGTATGATTGGTCAGCTTTATATCAACAAACCCCTATTATGAGTGAATTACAGGAATTTAAACAAGATTGGCTAAGACACACTACTAGAGAAGAAGTAGACCGAATGAAAACAAGGAACTTTCTTATAGTAGATACTGCAATGAGTAAGAAGGACAGTGCCGATTACTGTGGCTTCTCAGAGAACTACGTTGACAAAGAAAACAACTGGAACTTAGCAGGGTATAGAATGAAACTTAACCCTAAAGAGTTAGTTGATTACCTTTTTACAATACAAGATAAAAGAAACTTTGAAACAATAGGAATAGAAAAGACAGCCTATACTTGGGGATTAAAGCCTTACTTGGACGAAGAGATGAGGAAAAGGAATAGGTTTCTACCCATAGTAGAGGTTGAACACAAGGGAGTGAACAAAGAAGTTAGAATCAGAGGTCTTATACCTCGGTATAGCAGTGGTTCAATCTATCACATCAAGGGAGAATGTACTGCACTAGAAGAAGAGCTATTTACCTTCCCACAGTGTATTAACGATGATGTAGTTGATGCTACTCAGTACCAACTAGGTATAGCTAAACAACCAGATTTAGAATCTAATAATTATAAACAGCCCGATTGGGAGGAATCCTTCTCAGGGATAGGCGGATAAATTTATGTCAAAAGAACAACTTATACTTGATCAGTCGTTAAAAGAATACGATAAAGCCTTAAACTATAGAAGCACGAGAGTGTCTTCTTCTTGGCATCCTAACGAAGACTTATACTATGGTAGGAAACAAAAGAAGATGAAAGGTAGACACAATGTACTATTAGGAGAGATGCAGGGCTTTATTGAGACCCTTATATCTAAGATAGATGACGCTCCATTCATAACCTATGAGCCTACAGACGAGGCTGATGTTAGAAAAGCAGAGAAGGTCACCAAAGCATGGGAACAAGATAGCTCTCCTAGTCGTGGTGATTGGAAAACTAAAGACCTTATGGGTAAGAAGATAGCAGGATTATATGGCAGAGCAGTATATAAATACTTTGCTGATAGTGAACCTGAATATAGTTCTAACCTAGTCCTAGTAGACTCTTACGACTTCCTAGTAGACCCTTTAGCTGGTGGTGAGAGTATTGAGGAGGCTAACTATATGGGTCAGGACAATATCTTTAAAAGTGTGGACGAACTAGAAGAAGATGAAAGATACGACCAGAAACAAGTCTTTATCCTAAAGATGGCTAAGTCTAAAGATACCGAGGTTGATGACGAGAACGAACTACAAGAGAAAGGTAACAAGTCTAGCCTTATAACTGGTAGAGACACCAAACGATACCAGAGTCTTGCTACTGCTACACTAGTGGAATGGTACACGACTTATGAAGGTGTTAGATACATCTGTACTTATGACAGACCTACTAAGACTTGGATAAGAGTACAACCACTAAAAGAAGTTTTTAAAACTAAAGAATACCCTAATGGAGACCCTCTATGGTGTTTTGATAGCTGGGCTTTCTTTCCTGATGCATTTGAGTTCTGGACACCTAGTCCTGCAGACCAAGTTAGAGATACTATCATCTCAAAGAACATATTGATTAACCAAGCCCTAGACAACAGACAGTATAGGAACTTCGGAATGAAAGCTTACGATACAAGTGTATTTAAGAACCCTGCACTGTTAGAGCCTAGATGGGCTGGACTTGTACCTGCTACACCTGATAACGGGAAAGATGTACGAAGTGGTATATATGAGTTCCAATATCCTGATGTAGGAGACACTAAACAGCTTTATAGTCTAGTAGATGGAGCTCAATCAAGAAACTCTGGTATTACTGCTGGATTACAAGGTGCTAGTGAAGATGATAAGAAGGTTGGTGTATTTGAAGGAGAACTGGCTCAGAGTGCTGATAGACTTGGATTGTTTGAAAAGTCTTATGGTTGCTTCTGGATTAGAATGGGTAAACGCTACATAAATGGATTGAAAGAACATATGCCAGAGAAACTAGCTATTAAGATGTTAGGTGAAGCTGGTGTACAATGGGATGAACTTATCAAAGAAGACCTTAACCCTAAGTACGATATTACTGCTAAAGGACTTAACGCTGAACTACAAGCCGATGCTCGTAAGAGAAGAAGTAAGTTCGAGAGCTTATCAGTAGAAGTACAGAATCCTTTAATCAATCAAAAGACTGCACTAGAAAAGAAACTAGAAATATCTGGATTTGAACGAGAAGAGATTAGAGCTTTACTTAACATAGAGAATGAAGGCAATAGCGAATCTGTATTACAAGCTGCTGAAGAGAATGAAAAGATGTTGAAGAAAGATATTGAACCTAACGAATACGCTACTCCAGCTCATATTGAGAAACATCTTGACTTTATGGCTGATAACGAGATTAAAGACGATGTAGCTGATAGAATTACTGCTCACGCTTCTGCTGAAATGGAATTTGCTCGTAAGAATGTAGTTAAATCTGTGTTTGATAAACTTGCCAAAGAAGGGCAGTTACAGAGTGGTTTAGTAGAGGGTGGGATGATTGAACCTGAATTACCTATAAACCCTCAAGAACAGCCAAGTATTAAGCCTGAGGGACTAATAGGACAAGGGGTACAACCTAATCCACAAAGAGAATCATTATTACCTCAAGTATGATATTAGATAAAATAGAACAACTTAAAAGACAGATGCTAGACTTTAGAGGTGAGATAGATGTAACTACTGAAAAGAGTATTAAAGTATGGCATCAACAGATTAGAGAGAACCAAAGCTTAGTTGACTTACTTGGTACACCTGGAATGAAAGTATTGATTAAAGAAGTTAGAACACAACTAGCCCAGATAGATAACAGTCTCAAACCTTATGAGGAAAAGAACGACCAACTTATAGCTTATAGAGGAGCTTGGACTGAGATACTACAATTACTTTCTGGAGCACCTAACAGACTTAAATCTTTAGAAGACCAAATTGATTACGAGTTAGAATAATTTAATAATGGACAGTCAAGTCCTTAACAAATCTATATATGTCCGATGACATTAAGGTCACTTACGGTGATGAGCTCTCACCAGAGCAAAAAGAACGCTTAGCCGATTTAGATGGCGAAGTGAAGGAAGAACCAAAGGAAGAACCTCTTACGGAGGAAGAACCTGAGGAGAAACCTGAACCCACAGAAGAAGCACCTGAAGAAGAAGAAGTCGTTGATGACGATGACTCTGATGAAGATGTTGAACCTGAGGAAGAGGATGAGAAGCCTACTAGAACGAGTAAGTTTGTCAACCTAGATAAGCACAAGAAGATGCGAGAAAGAGCACACGACGCTGAAGCTAAACTAAAAGAACTTGAAGCTCAAAAGAAAGAGTATCAAGCAAAACCAGACCAGTCTAACGCTGAAGATTTGGTCTCATCAATAGATGAGTATGCCGATGAATTCGGAGTTAGTAAAGAATCAGTGAAGAAACTCTTAAAACTTGCAGAAGATGGTGCTTATAAGAAAGTCAAAGAAGAACTTGGCTCAAAGATAGATAATTTTGAGACCGCTACCAAAGCTGTCCGAGAGGCAGAAGAAGAAGCCCAACAGGAGAAGCTATGGCGTAAAGACCTTGTTAAACTCAAGGAAAAATACCCTGATGAAGATGTTGAATCTATTAGAGGTAAACTAAAAC